CCCTGATGTAAAAGGGGTGCTTATGAAGTTTCACACCCCCGGTGGTACGGTTTACGGTTGCCCCGATACAGGCGATTTAATCCACGAATGTGGCAAAATAAAACCCGTATGGACATTATCAGACGATATGGCCTACAGCGCAGGCCAATGGCTACACGCACAAGGTACACGCCGTTTAGTCACACAAAGCGGTGGTTTAGGCTCAATTGGTGTCTTAGTGGCCCATGCTGATTTTTCAAAAATGCTTGAAGATTACGGCGTAGAAATGACCCTAATATTTGACGGTCAACACAAAGTAGACGGCAACCCATACGAAAAGCTGCCCGACACAGTAAAAGCCCAAATAAAAGCCGACTGTAAAAAAACCCGTGGCGAGTTTGCCACAGCGGTGTCGCGCGGCACCGGGTTAAGTGTGGCCGATGTACTAAACACCGAAGCCGAATGTTACTCAGGCCAACAGGCCGTTGATATTGGCCTTGCCGATGCCGTTGTATCAAGCAACAGCATACTTGGCGAGTTCATTGAATTTGTAAATAAACCTCAAAACGCACAAACAGGAAATGTTATGAGCACCCAGCCAAACGAAAACGCAACAACCACCACGCCAGCGCCAAACGCTGATACACAACAACCAGCCGCAGATGCAACCGCACAAACAGATCCTGCCACCGCAGAGCGCGCGCGTATTAAAGGCATTATGAGCTGCGAAGATGCACAAGGCCGCACAGGGCTAGCAAGTCACCTAGCTTACGACACGAACATGAGTGTTGAACAAGCCGTTGCCATTTTGCAAAGCTCATCAAAAGAGCCGCAAGCCGATACGCAAAAGCCAGAAGCGGCTGCACAAACAACCGTATCAGATGGTTTTCAAAAAGCCATGAACACAGAGAACCACCCTGATTTATCAGCCGACAGCGACCAAACAGATGCAGAGCTAAGCACCGATGATGCACAAGCCGCTGCAATGTTAGCAAGCTATAAAACAGCCACTGGAGTTTAATACAGCCATGACTACTCAAACCTTAAATTATGATCAAGCGGTATCGGGTGACACAAAAGTCACTCATACCACAATTACAATCGCTACAGGCGAGAACGTAGCCAAGTTTGCGCCACTGGTACACGATGCAGCAAGCGGTCACTTTAAAGCAGCCGCTGCAGATGCAACAAAAGCTGATTACTTATCAGCCTTTGCAGTTGATGCAACAAGTGGCGCCAAAACGCACAGCGCGATTAAATCAATCACTATTGATCCAGCGTTTGTTGCTTATCCTGAAGCCATGACTGATGAGAAAAAATCAGGCCTGTTTGCGGGTACACCCATAAGCACACAATCACCGGCGTAATTACGTTAGCTAAACACTTACTTTTATTTATTAATAAAGAGCCTTAACGGCTCTTTTTTTATTTGGGAATTATCCATGAATCCAATTGCTACAGCGGTACTTATCGCATTAAAAAAACAAATGCCAGCGCGCTATGTGCCAGCATTAAAAAACCGACTTGTTAAAGGTGTTGTTACGTTTGACACACAAGAAGTCGCGTTTGATAAAATCAAAAAAGGCCGCAAATTAGCGCCGCTTGTATCACCAATGGTGTCAGGCAAGCCAAACAAAGCCAAAGGCGGTTTAATGACATCAGTTGTTCCAGCTTATGTTAAGCCGACTGACGTTGTAACACCTGATCGCCTATTAAAGCGCGCACCGGGCGAAGCGATTGCAGGTAATTTATCACCTGAACAACGCTTGCAAGCTATCCGTGTTGATTTACTCATGGAGCAAGAAGAAAGCATTGACCGCCGCGAAGAATGGATGGTGTGCGAAATTTTAAAAACAGGTGCCGTTACACTTGAAGGCCCAGACTTTGAAGCCGTACAGGTTGATTTTGGCCGCAGCGCTGAAAACAACGTAACGCTTTCAGGTTCAGACCGTTGGAGCGAGCAAGACATTGAAACATACGACCCAATGGATGACATCGAAGACTGGGGCGATCGTTGTAATGTGATTGCTAACAACGTGTTTATGGGCCGAGCTTCTTGGCGCTTATTCAAAAAGTTCAAGGCAGTTAAAGAAGCACTTGATACCCGCCGTGGTTCAAGCTCAACAGCTGAAATGGGCCCAATGAGCAATGAAACATTCCAGTGGGTTGGCTCTATTGGCTCTTTTAACTTCTACGTTTACATCGGTGCTTACGAAGGTGACTCAGGTAATGATGAACTTTACATCGACACAAACGGCGTAATGGTTACCTCGTCAGAGATTGAACTTTACATGGCTTACGGCGGTATTCAGGATGCAAAAGCAAACGCTAGCCGCATTGTTGAAACCAGCCGCTACCCATCAAACTGGTTTTCAGACAACCCAAGCTTTGAATGGCTGCAAACGCAATCAGCGCCAGTGCCTATTTTATTAGACGCTGATGATGTGTGTTACGCGCGTGTTTAACACGCTTTAATTTTCCTCCCTAGTAGTGACCCCAAAGCGGCGCATTTAGCGCCGCTTTTTATTGGAGTAATACCAAATGAACAAAGCAGAATTATTAGCTTACATTGCCACGTTAGTTACGCAGTTAGCCGAGCTAAATATTGAATTTACACCCGCAAAAACAACGGGCACCAACGCCGAACTTGAACAAGAAATCGAGCGTTTAGAGTCGTTAATACCAGACGACCTTGAAGAAAAAGACGAGCCTGAAGCAACAGGCGATGCAAGTGAAGCGCAAGCGCAAACAGAGCAAGCGCTAAGCGATTCAAAAAGTGAAGACAAAACACTTAAAGAAGACGCTGCAAAAACAGAGCAAGCCACGCGCCGTGTATTTATCAACAAAGGCGTAAACATTGAAACCAACAAAAACGGTTCAAAAGTGGTCTTGCAAGGCGGTAATTTTCACACGGTAGACACAAACCTTGCACGTTCGATAGTTGCCGAAAATCATGGCCGTTACGCCACGGATGAAGACGAACAAGCCGATGAATTTTGATGATGTATTAAACGAACTGGATGCGCTCGACCAAGCGCATTTTGGTGAGTCGTTTTCAATGCGTTCAGACTCGCACGAAAGCGAGCCGTTTACGGGCGTAATGGGTGATGAGCCGGTTGTTTTAGATGCAGTCGAAACCATAGGTTATGTGTTAGAGGTGCCGTTGTCATTATGGCAAGGAAGCTACCCACGCAAACACAAGCATGTGATCACTCGACTAAAAACAGGCGAAGAATACACGGTTCATTCGTCACGTGTTAAAGACACATACTTAATAATTAACCTGGTGAACTAATGAACTTAAAGCGGCAAGTTGAAGAGCTTGAAAAAAAGCTAGGTACGCTTAACAACAAGCAAGCGCGATTTGCCCGCCAGCGTTCTTTAAGTCGAAGTTCTAAACGTATGGCCACCTTAGTGAGCCGAGACACAGCCAAAAAAGAGCGGCTAAAGTCGAGTTTAATTAAGCGAAAAATACGCATTAAAGAGCTAAAAAATAAAGGCATGACCGCCATCATCATTGGCCGAACAGCTATACCCGCCATTTATGTTGGCCAAGCACGAACCCAAATAAAAAGAAAAAACGGTGCACTGTTAATAAGTAGCGCAAGCCGTGACTCAAAAGGGCGCTTTAGTAAACGAACCCATGCAGGCAATACCGCCATTAGAGTGGGGCGGCATAAATTCGACAACGCCTTTTTGCAAAAGTTAGCCAGTGGCCGCTGGCACATCATGCAAAGAAAGTCTGACAGCCGCTACCCGATAGACTTAGCAAAAATTCCCATCAGGGGAAGTATTACCACTGCCGCTGATAAACACAGCAAATACATAATTGAAGATTACTTACCCAATTTGCTGATTAAAGATCTTAAATACCGAATTAATAAGTTGAGCAAATGAACCCACGCAAAGCAATCCGTAAAAAAGTCGCTGAATTACTTAAAACCCTGCAACGGGATGGTTCACCATTATTTGATCCCGATAGCGTTTACAGTCACCGAGTAACGGGCCTAGATGATGACCATTTACCCGCTGCCGTGGTGTTTATCACAAGTGGTGAGGTTGAACCCGAACACGAAGGCGATTTACACGATGCAGAGCTAATTATACAGCTTTACGAAAAAGACCCGCTCAACATAGATGACGCACTTGATGACTTAGACAACATCGTTAAGCCATTAATTGAAAACAACCCCACACTTGATGGTTTAGCAGACAGCACCGCGCTAAACAGTTACGACTTTGATCACGATGAGCAACAAAGCCTTGGCATGCTCGAACTTAAATACACAGTTAAATTTATATATTAAGGAGCCATCATGGCCTACGGAAAACGCACCAAATTCTTGAGAAAATCAGGCGCAGACACACTTGCATTTGTTGGTAACATTATCGAAATAGACGGCATTTCGCCATCACGCGACACCACAGAAAACACCGACTATGGCACCGACCAAGACGATGTACGTACATACGAACGTGGCATGATGGAGCCGGGCGAACTAACAGTTAAAATTAAATACCGTAAAGACGCAAACGTTGAAGCCAAAGCAATGGAAGACGAGTTTTACGCCCCGGTTGAAGATAACAACGAAGCCACCACTGAATATGCATTACATTACCCGGTTGTGGGCAATCCTTCACGTACATTTAAAGGCATAATCACAGGTGTAAGCGAACCGCTTGCAGCGGGTGAAGACATGGTGCAAGAGTTTAAATTTAAACTGTCAGGGCCAATTGAGCGTGGTACATGGGCATGAAATTAAGAGACAAATTAAAAAACGCCGCCCGCTTACAAACTAAAAAAGTAAAGCTGGCGCAAGGTGATGACATTACCGTCACCGAGTTAAGCGCCCAAGACCGCATGATTGTGCTTGATTACTTGCAAGCCCTTGTTGACTTACAAGAAAAAGGCCAAGCAACCAGCCATCATTATGCCACGCTCACACTCACCATTGTGTGCGCGGGCCTACGTGATGAAGAAACAGGCGAGCTTGAATTTAACGTGACCGAGCCGAAAGACCGCGAAGAATTAATGCAATTAGGTGATGGCGCTTTGCGCAAGCTTCACGAAGCTATTTGTGAAATGTCAGGCCTTGATTATTTACTAAAAAGTGATCAAAAAAAGTAAATAGGCTAACTAAACTGCCAAACCGCTTGCAGGCTTTTCGCCTTGCAAAACTCCTTGGTGTTTGGGATGTAGACGCGCTGCTTGATGAAATGCCATCCAGTTTGTACCAGGACTGGATGGATTTTTTAGAGCTAGAACCAGACGGCTTTGCCGTACAAGATTATTACTTATCTAACCTTGCATGCGTAATAGCCAACACATCAGGCAACGTCAAAAAACCCTACAAGTTAAGTGACTTTTCTATGTCACCTAAACAAGACCAAACCCCCGAACAGCAACTTGCAATATTAGATGGGATCTAACGTGTCGAGCAAAAGCGTACAAGACTTAATAGTTAAGCTCGTTGCAGATGGCAAAGAGTTTAAATCGTCATTAGAAACAGCCGGTGGTAACGCCCGAAAGTTTGCAAATGAAACAAACACCGCAATGAGTAGCTCAAAAAAGAGCGTTAAGTTATTGACTGGAGTTGTTGCAAGCTTAGCCATTACCATTGCGGGCAGTAGTGCCGCAGTGTTAAAGCTGGCTGCAGATAATGCACAAGCGGTTACAGAAATGGATCGTGTTGCAAAATCAATGGATGTGAACACCACACGATTCGACAAGTTAGCCTTTGCAGCGAGCCAATACGGCGTAGGTCAGGACGACTTTACCCAATTGCTCTCTGATACATCAGAACGCATCACCGAACTGGTTACAATCGGTTCAGGCGAAGCGCTTGATATGTTTGAACAACTCAACATAAGCGTTGATGAGTTTAAAAACTTAAAGCCTGATGAAATGTTCCTCAAAATGATGGAAGCATTATCACAGGTAAGCTCGCAAACAGAGCGCAACTTGTACTTGCAACAAATAGCCGGTGACACAGGCCAGCGACTTTCAGAAGTGGCCGAAGACGGTGCCAAAAGCTTTGTTGAACTTGCAAACAGCATGGGCGAGTACGGCGGCGCACTTAGCGATGATATGATTAAGGAGAGTAAAGAACTCGACAAAATCTTAAAAGAACTGAGCGCAACCGGCAGTATTACCCTTAGAAATAGCTTAATTTCACTAACACCCGTTGTTAAAGACATATCTAATTACTTTAGCGATTGGAGCAAAAACGTATCTATCATGTTTGATAAGATGCGAGACAACCCCCTTAGTGATGACGGCCTTGCACTTAAAATAACCGAAGACCGCAAAGCCCTCAAAGAGCTAAAAGACGAGCTTGTTGAATTTCAAAGCAAAGGCAAATACGGTTACAGTTACGGCATATTTTCAACACATTCAGGCACCAACCAAGCAGTTATAGACAAGCTTAAAAAAGATATTGACGATGTAACCGAGCGCCTTGAAAAAAACCAAGAAGCCTTTAAAAAATCACGTTTTGGTAATGTGTGGGATGGCGAAAGCGAAAACAATTTAAGCCCCACAGAGCCGACCAAAGTAACCAATCAAGGTGGCGAAAACACCAAAAACACCGGCTTTAAAAAACCACTTGGTGCCGCCGCTGATGCTGAAAAAATAAACACCGATTTGCAGCGTGTTAAGCAAGCTTTAGCCACTCAGCTTGAACTTGAAAAAGCCCACTTTGCAGAACGCGAAGCCGTTATTGATAAAGCATGGTCAGCGGGTAGTATTGGTCAGTTTGAAAAAGATATTTTACTTGAACAAAACAAACAGGCCCACGAAGAGCGCTTAACAGCCATTGAAACCGAAGAGGAAGCCAAGCGCACCCAGCGCATTAACGAAGCGCGCCAGCTAGAAGACCAGCAGCGCCGCGACCGTTGGAACGCTGAAATTGCCGAGTTGCAAGGTTTTCATTCACTCAAAGAAGCCGAAGAGGCTGCCCACGAAGACCGTAAACGTAATGTGCAATTAAAAC